CTAGTCTCGAACCACGACGCGATGTCGTGTAGGCGAGACCCGCAGCCAGTTTGTAAGGGGGGGCGCAGCGTTCTGCGCTCCTTCAAAAAATTCCTTGAATCCCTTGCCGACTTGATGATTGACGAGGGGCCAAAACCCAGGGGTCCTACCGGACTCTTGTGCGCCTTGCCACCCCTTGCCGACCGAAAGCCGGCCATCAAAAAACCAACTCCGGTGTCTGAAAACACCCCCCTTCTGGGCTGCAATAGGCAGCCGTCGCCCGGTGATGAGGTTCATCACCGTGACAGTTATGAAGCGATCTCCAAGTTGCCTATTGGAGCTTCTCTTTCGGCCGGGTTCTTTTCTGACAGTCCTCAGCGGTTCGCAATCAATAATCGTCATTTGCCTGATTATTTTGCCAGCCGCCAGCACGCGCAGGAAACTACCCCTTATGAAATCCCGGCAAGTCAAATGCATTTGTTGCCGGCTCTTGGTATGGAAAACCCGCAAATGGACGCTCCCCGAGTTCCCCATGGCCTACATAAAGCCATTGAGGAAGGGCAGCTGAGGCGACTCCGCAGAGTTTTAGAACCAAACTCGTACGGGGCAGTCTCTATCAAAACGGAGAAGTTGCATCTTCTCCCTCCAGCTGCCTCACACCAGAACCCGGTGTTTGAGGCCAAGGACGTGACGAGATACCCGGGCACTGCAATACAACATGCACATTTCCGAGATCACGCCACCTACCTTCTCCATGACGTTGCCAGTGAGGTCACTCCTCACGAACTTGTGGAGAAACTCGCCAAGGAAAACGCTGGAGCACAACTCTTTGTCACCGGTGTCAATCCCATTGAGGTGATTGACAAGGCTAACTCTTTTGAACCTGCCTCTCATCGCATTGAGTACGATCGAGGTGGGTTCAATTTCATCTTAACAGACTCAGAATCTGAGTCGTACTTCACTCCGCAGGCAACCACACGAGCGTGGCTGCGGACTTCTTCGGTATGTGCATCAAATGGCACAGTCTACAATGTGACCCTACTGGAATATAAGCTTGGCCATTGCGTGTGGCACATCTTTAGCGGAGAGGGTGCTGAACAGCACACTCGAACGTTTTCCACGGGGGCCTATGTTCAACTTCCTGCGGCAATTACTGGCACCTTGAGCCAGGAGTACCTACCCACCAAGGTGCTTAGTGGGATATTGAACTTTGTGGATTACACCACTGACCTGAGCCCTAGGAACCTAGCAGCAAAGGTCACCCAGCTTGCAAACGCCATCAATCCCAAGACCACGTCAAAGGAAAGATGGATTGCAAGGCACATTGCCCAGCAGCGTTACTTCAAGAAAGACCTGCTGTATCTTCTCGGTCGCGGATTTTGGAATAGTTTGTACGCCCTGTCCTTCCAGTGGCATATGTTTCGTAGCCTCCCAGACTTGTACGAGTTCCTTGAGGAAACCAAGCGTACTCGCACACTGCACCCAACACCCAGTGGAGGTTGGGCTACCAACTTGAAGGCGAGGCCAATTCTGTCGAGTATTCCAAATGAACCGACTTGGCTCCAAAGAATATCGGCTTTTTCCGGCGCTGTGTTCACCTTTCTCTTGCCCAAGATACTCATTGGAGAGGTCATTTCTGAAGTTGTCCTTCAGATGGACCTTTTCAATGCGTTTAAGCATCTCTGGCAATGGGCTGATGTGAAACCGCTTCGGCTGGCGTTAACTGCAGCAATCGTCGTTGTGACTGCGATTTTGCCTGGACACATTGTCAAAGTGTTTTCCAGGTTGGCAGGTCACTTCTGGCGCCAGTTATGGCTTCCAGCTTGGGTTTCGCAGCTTCTTGAAAGGGTGATCATTGAGGTCACAGGTGCTCCCGGGTACCGAATTTTCCCAACGCTGCCGGGACGCGGCTGGTTTTACCAGGCGTATCTCTGGGCGATTGGCATTACCTCGGTTCTTCCTCGGTTGTGTGACTTTCTGTTCCCCGGCTGGTACAATCCGTGGTTTCTTCCGTGGTGTGCGGCTCATCTGCCTATCACCACCATCCTCTTGTCCATTTGGATTGGTCTGATTGTGGTAGAAAACTTGTTGGTGCTGCTTCCATCTCAGCCGTTGCCGGTCCTTGATCCGGCACGACCTGTGTACCTGGAAACGGTCAGCCTATACTGGGGCCTGCCACACCGTGGTATTCTGACATTGCTTCGGTGTGCTGTTAATTCAGCACACCGGCTCGCACACCACCCGTTCCGCATCTTTTTCTCGTCGCTCAATGGAGCACATAGATATGTGGTAACGGGGTTCCAGCCAAACACTGGGGGTTTGTCGCGGGTCGCCAATCTGCCAGCTATCACGCCAGACGAGCCAGAATCTGTTCGGGAACGGTTTGTGAATATGCCCCTGCCCCAAGTCATTGTGCGTAATGCACATATTCCATCGGGAAATCCATTGCTCAGCCTGGGCATTGACCCGACGGGAATGACTTTTGTGGATTTTCTTTCACAAGTGACAGCGGCTTATGACGCAAACCCCAATGTCTTCCCGACCATTTCCGCCAATCTGGATTGTTTCTGGAAATGTGTTTCCTCTCTCGGTGGCAGTTCCCAAATGTGGTACTCATGGTTCATGGCACGCATGAATCGAGTGCCGCGCGAGGGAAATCCGGCTGATGGTTCCGTCACTCTCGCGGACATCCAAATCTTTTCTGCTGCGTCTAATGTTGGGGTGGTCCTTAACGGGCTGGCTCCCCAGGTTAGTGCCCCTGCGGTTGGATGGCCCACGATCCATGTGACATTGACCCGTGCCCCAACTGACGGTTTCCTGCATGCCGAACTTTCAAATCTCGCAACACCAAATTTGGAAGTTCAGGCTCTTGCACGCATTGTACGAACTTGTGCAATCACCAATCCTAGGTGGTTGAACCTCATTCGGAATGTGTACAATGCAGGCGCAGTCGATGCGGTTGCAACGCCCACTGCCTTTCTTCTCTCGGTTGCTGGCACCCATGCCCTTCCTAGCACTCGTGCTCAGGTCATGGATGCCATCGTTGCTTCAGCCTATGCCCACCCGATTCAGGATGGTCAAAGTGAGGGTTTCTCCTTTGACCCTAATTCAGTTCCTGAGTCGTTCGACCCATTGTATCAATACACGACGTCTGTCCTGCAACAGCGTGTAGCACATAGGTCGAATGTGGGCTTATGGCAAACATTCCGTGGTCTGGGTCGTCGATTCCGGCTTAAGTCAGCTGATTTCCATCCGCTTGCTGAGCCTGTTGTCAAGGTTGGAGCTAGTGTTCGTGAGCACTACTCCAATAGAACAACGCATAATCGCCGACCAGAGGTTCCAGGTTACGTCACCCTTGCAAACGAGCTCGCTAAGGAGCTTGCAGAATTCAAGGATGTCGAATTGCCTCCGGTTCCGCTTCGCCCGGAAAAGACAACGTTCACAGCGAACGTCAATCGGGCCGCCCGTCTCGTCTCTGACCTCCGTGCAAATCCAAGCGTGCTTGGTGCTTTCGGAGGTCCTGCAAATATTCAGTCTCTCGATGCCATTGTTGACATGCACAAAAAGAAAGGCAATTCTGTTTGTGTCCCAATGACCCTGTACTTAGGGGTCAGTGGTAGTGGTAAAACTGTGGCAACGGTTGACTATTTGAAATCCCTTCCGGCGAATGAACGTGCTCAGGCACGAATTGTGAGCCACACAGAGGAGCTTCGTGCTGAAGCCAAGGAGAAGATTGACTTCGAACATTATCGAGGTTTCAATTTTCCCACCTTGGCTTCTGTGATCACGGAACCTTCTACAGGACCAGTGATCTTTGATGACGCTGGCTGTGTTTGGGCTGGTCTGGTCGACCTTGTTGTGTTATCCAACCCTCTCCTCACGGAGATCGTTATTAATGGAGATGCACCACAAGGTCTAGCGAAATTTCCCGTCCGTGGTGGTCAGAGTGAACATGATGAGTCCATCATTGTCACTGTGGCTAGAGATGCCACCACGTACGCAACAATATCGCATCGTCTCTTCGGTTTGCTGGCCGACACTTTGGGTGTTCACACCACCAACAAAGTGTATGGCCACATCACTCACTCTATTGGGCCCAAGTTGGGCATCCCCACGTGCACCGCATCACCAAGATATGCTGGTGTGCTATCCTCTGCCGGGAGGAATGCGTACACCTATGACTCCGTTCAAGGCAAAGATTTCGACGAGGATGTCGAAATCGATGCCACCGGACTTGAAGGTGCCATTTTAGACCGCACTGGCTACGTTGCTCTCACACGTAGCAAAAAGGGGATCTACTTGCGTCTTGATGCTGCCAATCCAACTTCAGTGGTGCGGACTCCGCCCACTGGTAGCAACATCATCAATGCGTTGGTGTACGCGATGCGACGAGGAGGACGCAGCCATCTTGTCCAACCAGATTGGTTGGTAAAGGCTGCATTCTACAGGCATCTCGCCAATTGCATGCCCATGCTTCCCTGGTTTGCCCCGATCGGGGCATCTCTGCATCCTGGTGTTGCGAGCCTAATCGCACCAATCTGCCCCTCTTCGGAGCCTAGTGCTCCTGTCCCAGTTGAGGTTCCTCTTGACGACCCTGGGCCGTCAGCTGAACCTCCACATCAGCATTTTCTCCCCGAGACCCACTGGGTTGACAAGACTTTCCGGGAAGTCGGTGTCCATGGCTGTCAAACTGATCAGTTCAAGGACACATCTTTTGTCAACCCCCACGTACACAAAAGGCAGGATACACCAACCTACCGCCTCTCGGTCGAGCATCGCTTGAAGTCCGCCACACGCGCTGATAATGCGCATCAACAACGGACACGCCCAAGAAGAGAGTTGTGTGACGAATATGACAATTTGGTACCAAATCCCCCAAAGTGGTCACCGGAAAAGCATGTTCGCTACATCGACTTGGCTTGGGAAGAGTATACATCCAAGCGTACCTCTGCCTCTGTCTTGGAAAAACTTCGTCGACATGACCCCACTCGATCTGGATCCGACATTGTCATTTCTCTCAAGAATCAAGTCATTAAGAAAGCCGAAAAGCGCCATCAAGTGGCTGCTATTCCCGGCCAATTGATTCACGAGTATGACATTCGTCAGACCGTAGATGATGCTGCTTATGCGCTCTTCGTTGAAAATGAGATGATTCCCGCTTTCCCAGAGCGGTTCTTCTTTTATAGACGAATGAACCCACAGCAGTTTCGAGATGAGTATCGGAAACGTTGGCGAGTTGGTAACGGAGCTTACTCCTCTGACGTTACACGTTGGGACGTCGGATGTGATGCATCATTGCTGAATCTGGACTTGCATATGTTCAGAACAGCAGGACTTCCTGAGGTTTTTTTGCGTGACTACCGTGAGCGTAGACTGTCAAGTCGATCGCAACACGGGCCAATGGCCACCATGCAAAACTCAGGAGACCGGTTCACTTGGCCGGTCAACTGCACACGCCGCGCCGTTGTGACGTCATGGGCCTGTCAACTCACGGAGCAAGATTGCTGCGCCATCAATGGTGATGACGCAGCAGTCGACCGTATTTGCGTGGCAAGACAGCTTCCTGATTCCCCGTGGATATTCAAGGATGTCAGTGGTGACACCGTTGAGTTTTCCGGATATGAGTTGGGAGGGCCTGAACCCACGTACTCTTCTGAGGGTCTCTGGTATCGGACTTTGATTTTGCTCAGTCGCAATCCATCAGCACAGGACAAGTGGATCAATTATATGACCCTTCTTGCCGACTGCGATTTGGATAGCCCTGCAGCTGCTGCAGTGGCAGATGCCGCTAGGGAGCACATGCTTCCAGACCTGTTTGCGCAATACCTCCCAGAGGCACTGCGCGCCCATTACCCTTGAGAGCCTTTTCTTTGGGTGATCTTTTCATTTCATTGCATCTCTTTTCTTT